ACTTGTACTAATTGTAAAGTAATTACTAAACAAATCATCTCCAGAATTAGTTAAAGCAACACCGTTTTTAGTAATTTGAGTTATTGCCACAGTTAAATCTAATGTTCTTAATAACTCGTTTTCTGCACCATTTCTTGAAAATAAAGTAGTAAGTGAACTTGTGTTGTATCTGTTTGTTTGTACTGTTGTTGATGTTGTTATAGTAGGAAAAGCTGAAAATGATCTTAAAGGAGAAACATTATTAGGTCCTACATTAGCTGCGCTAGCAGATACAAGACTTTCTACATTGTTACCTGATGTGCTTTCTACTGTTCTAATTGTAAAGAAAAAGTTAAATAACCTTTTATAAGCTTCATCATCATTGTTATAAAAAACAGCGTTAAAATAATCTCCAGTTGAAGCTATGTTCCAACCAGTAGTTTGATTACCAGAAGGTTGATCAAAATAATTAGTAACATCGTTTCCTTGACCATCAGTAACTTGATCTATTGTAAAATCTATTACACTGTAATTAGCTGGGTCTAAATCTACACCAAATTGATCTTTTATTTTTACAGGAGTACTTAATATATTTGCACTATCACTTAATCCTTCGTTCCAATTATCAGCATCAAAATTAAAACTTGCACCACCACTACTTTCATTTAAAATAAAGCTATTTAAATCTGATATTAAACCTGTAGTTGTAGTTTCCCAATATATATCTAAATTAGAAACAACTGGTGTAGTTTCATAAACAGCTAAATATTGTATACCTGGGTTTTTTAATACACCAAGTCCACCTGTACCAGTAAATCCTGGTTCAAAAAGAACTATTTCATCTTGATCGGCTACTATTCTAAATGAATTACCATCAGCATCTACAGTATCTATTGTACCTGTATTAGCACCTGTATTTGCAAAATCTCCTACAAAAACATTGTCAGGAATACTTGGTGCTATTATTAAAAATCCATTTAAAGCATCATCTGCTGGTGCAGCTAAAGGAAAATCTATAACAATACCAGTACTAGAACCAGGAGAAACAGTGCTAGCAGCAAAAGAACCTGTTGAAGGAGCGTAATTAGTTTTAGCTGTTTGACCTATTTGACTTTCAGTACTTATTCTACCAATTAAAGGATTAGACTCAAATAAATAAAATTGTGGAAAATAATTAGGTCTTGGTGGATTAGCTGGGTCATAATCAAATAAATCTGGTATAGTTGCAATAGTAGAAACAGTATCTGCAGTTCTACCAGGAAAATATTGTGTATTTGCTTGACCTAAATTATCATCTACAACTCCCCATGTATTAACTGTAGAAGATATAGTCGTTGCTGTATTTTCTACTCTACCAAATAATCTAACAGAACTTCTAAATTGTTTTTGTTCTGGACCAACTTCATTTAAATCTCTAGGTATTTTATTTATATTATCGTTTATTAAAGATATATGCGATGTGCTACCTAATTCTAATTTAGTATCATTAGGATAAGAAGCCATAACTCCTGGTAAATAAACATTGTAATATTCTTGCTCAGTTTGTTTAACAACTATTTTATAAGAATACCAACCAAGCGGATTATAATCAGCACTAGTAGTATCATCATTATATAAACCTGGCCAAAAAGTTTGAGGTATAGGAGCTGTAGGTCCTATAGGATTATTAAACAATACTTTTAATGAATCACCTGGCCAAGTCTTATTGTTTACACTAGCATCGTTATAACCAGAATACACTGTATCACCAATAAAAGAAGATGTACCTACAGTTGCAGTTGTTTTGTTATTAGATAATACAACAGATGATTGTCTTCCATATCTGTCTGATAAAACTACACCAACTTGATAATTTCTATTAGATTTTAAAGTATGATTAGGATATTCTACTTTGCTAGTTCTATTATTAACAGTACCTGGATCAGTAAATGTTAATACATCATTATCTACAAAAGTGCTACTAAAACCTAAAGCACTTGGTATTTGATCAAGTTCAATAATAGTATTTGGTGTTGGCACACTTTTTACTGTTGCTAAAAAAAATCCACTACTATCAAATATTTGATCACCTACATCTATATTTGAAGTACCAGTCCAACCATCTATATTTAAATTATAAGGACCGCTTCCTGAAAGCTCTTGATTACCGTTTACCAATGCAATACCATCTGATATTTCAAAATCAGATTTTTGACTAACAGCTACATTATAATCTAAAAAGTCTGGCGGAGTATGTTTATTTTGGTAATTACCATATATTATTCTATTACCTGATACTTCTTGTGAAAAAGCTTTTACAGGTATTTTATCAAAAACTCTAGTTATTTCATCGCTAGGTAATGTTTTAAAAGGCTTTTTAGATACATAACTATAATAATAATTAAATTGATCACCTATGTATATATAATCATTAATACCTAATGTTTGAGCTACATCTACAGTAATTGTGTTAGTACTAGAATTAAATGCTGTTACTTTAGGTTCGCCTGTTATACCTTGACCTGTTACATAATCTCCTACATTAACTTGTCCAGCTGTATTTTTAATAACTATGTCTGTTGCACTGGTAACACCTGCGTTTAACTGAGCTCTTGCTGCTGAATTATAAATATCATCTATAGGTATAGTATCAATAACTTGTATAGCCAACGCATCAGATTCTTTATATATAATTTCTAATTCTTTTATTTTTAATCTGCTTTCTAAATTAATTTTATCAAAAGGTAATGGAAACACAAGTTCAATATCATCAACTTTGTTTTCTACAAAATCTACTATAGTACTACGATAAGCAGCTGCTTGATCATCTTTATCTATACTTGGCGACTCTTGTCTTATGTACATAAAGTAACCATCTTGTTTAGGTATAAAAGCAACTTGTGTAAAAGGAGCTAATATAGAATATTCATTATCATCATATCTATATCTATAACTAAATCTAACAAATTTATCTTCTAAAAAAGCGGGATCACCTGCAAACTCGTTATTAAAGTAAGGATTAGGATCAAATATTAATTCTGCATCGTTGTTCATAGCTGGTAAAGTACCAGAAGCTGTTACACTTGATGAAGTAAAAGTAGCAACTGTTGTTCCTGTAGATACCATAGGACCACCAGTTTCATTAATATAAGAAATAGGTTGACCTGAAGCAGGATTATTATTTTTAAAACCGTCTACTGTAACTGTAGCAGAACCACCACCAAAAGCACCAGCTACAAAAGCACTACCACCAGTTGGAACAAATTTACTTGTTACATCTTTCATTGTAGTTTCATTTGAACGAGCAGGAGCACCTGTTAATCTACTAAGTTTATATAATTCAATAGGTTGATAAGGACTGTATTTAGCTACAGATATTTGATCTTCGTATTGATAATATCTAGCATTATCAACAGCTTTGTCAATATTTATTTTTCTTGGTTGATTACGATTATCTGTCCAAAACAATAAGTTTTCTATGATATTAGCACTATATATAGGATTTAATTGAGAAAAGTTCAAAAAAGCACCAGAATTAATTAAATCTATAAAAGTATCATCTAACACGTTGTATTGATAAATTTTATTAGTAGCGCTGCTGTCATAAGCTGAACCTGTATTTGTAGTAGTAAATATATACACGTAACTATTAGATTCATCTACAACATAACCAATACACTTTGTAGTTCCACTCCATGTTAAAGAAGTAATTTTATTACCTAAAACATTTTCTAGTTCACCTACATCAGGTCCTTCAGATTTACTAACTTGAACATTTCTAGCATCTCTATATTCTCCGTTTGGTATTAAACGAGCATCTAAATCTTTGTTTAATTTACCTTTTATAAAGGTGTTTACAATTTTAGGCATTAAATTTTAGTGTTTTATCCATTTAGACTTACCACGCATTACTTGAATAAACTCATTGAGTTTAATATTAGATAATCTTATCTTAGCATTACGTAAAGCAGCATATCTATCTTTTTTATATCTTTGAACTACACCTTCTGGTTGATTAGCTCTTGTAGAAACTATATTGTATAATATGCTTTTATACATAGCTTCTTCTGCTAACTTAGGTATTTTACTGTCTAAGTCATAAGCTAAACCATCTGATATATATTCTAATACTATTAGTTTGTCTCTTAAATTACTTGAAAAAGTAAATTTACCATCTCTTTCATTTATTCCAAACCAACCATTCATTTGTGCTAATTTAGTATCTAGACCATATAATCTACCCCAGTTCCAAGGTCCATTTAAACTATATAAATCTGGATTAGCAAAACCATAGTAATCATAATCTCTATACCATTGACCATTTAATAATTTATCATTAGCATTACCCCATCGCTCTACTGTTTGTGAAGTACCTTCTAAATTTGCTCCAAAATTATCTTGAGTTGGCACACCATCATCATCTTGTAGTAATGTATAATAAGGATCTGTTGTTAAATTATTTGCTGGATATATAGGGTGTTTTACACCTAAATCATCTATATAGCAAAAGCTAACATAATTTACATAGTCTTGAGGTATTATTACAGACAAGCTTTCAGGTATAGTTAATTCAGATGACTTTATACTTTTTAACGTATCATAACTAAATTCTTGCAGAGATCTTTTTGCAAAGAAAACTACATCAGATTTTTTACATGATTGTATTATTTTACCAGCACCTACATAACCAACCATAAAGTTGTTTACTATATCATTTAGTTTTATATAAGAATAACTACCATAGTTTTCTTCTACTGTATCGCCAAAAGCTTTTTCTGGATTAGTAGCTCCGTATTTACCACCGTCTAGTGATTTTAACTGTACAACTAAAAACACACTAGCTGGTAAACTATCTGTTATAGTTATAACATTATTAGTTACTGTATATGCGGATATATATTCTGTCCAAGTTCCTGGAATACCATCAGTACTCGTATAAACTTTAAAATTATTTAAAGCATAATCAGCTTCATTAGGATCGTAATTACCAAAAACTAAATCTTTATTAAAAGTAGTAGTAAAAGCTTGATTAAATAACGCACCTGTTGATTTTCCTCTAAAAGCCTGAGCTCCAGCGTAATATTGTTGATTTGTTTCTGTTACTAGTTTTGACATTATGATTTTTCGTTTTGTTCAACTTTCATAGCTTCTTGCGTAGCAGCTTGTATGATTGTTGGATCATTTATAATAACTCCTGAATATTTTAATATACCTATTATAATGTTTGTTTGCTCTGAAATATCTAATTGAAAGTTTGTAGAGTTAGTAGAACTATAAATGTATTCTCCAAATTGTCCTGTGGTAAAAGCAAACTCAGGTGTAGATGGTAATAATATACAATTGGCTGATACAGAATCAGGTTTAGGACTAATTTTTAGAAAAGGTATTGGATCTGTTATAGTTGTAGTTACAAGATTTGTTAAATGAGCAATAGGATAATTTTGACTGGCACTTGTTAGTTTTGATTTTTCTGTTATAGAATATTCTTTTTTACTTAATAAATCTACCATAGACTCAACCCACGCTCCATTGTTTTGAAAAGTAGATGTTATTTCACCTATTCTATACAATGATCTTGTGGTTGTTGAAGAAGCCCAACCATCATTAGTAGAGTTATATACAAAGCTTACTGTTTCCTCAAAAGGATATAATTTATAAGCATTGTCTTTAAACATGTTAAAAAATTCTGTGTCATTGGCAATGTTCTGTTGTCTAGGTCTATTAAATTGATTGCCGTCAGGAAAGTAAGATTCAAATATTTCTATTTGTACTTGATTAGCTAAACTATTAAATTCAGCTGGTGGAATATAACCTCTTTGTTCTTTGTTTAAAATGTACAAGACTGTTGTGTATACTGTGTTTATATTTACCGCCATTATATTTTTTATTATAATACAGAGGTGACAATAGCCACCTCTATACTATTATCACTTGTTAATTAAGTTTTTTATCTATAGATTTATAGACTTCTACACCTTCGTCTGTTTTTAAGAAAGCCGCAAATGCAGAATATGGGTTTTCATCAAATGGTACATTCATTAATTTTCTATCAGTTGATCCCCAGAAAAAAGTTCTTTGGTCTTGTGATAGTTTTATAATACCATTTTCTTGAGCTCTAATTGCAAAGTTTCTAAGTTGAACATTTTCATCATTAGCTAACTCCATAAATAGTTTAGGATTATTCTTAGCAAACACTAATAAATCTCTTTTTAATTCTTTAGAAGTCATTGTGTTTACTTGAGAACCTAATTCAACTCTCATTATTGCTTCAGCTTGATCAATATCTATTGTTCTAGCAGCATTTAAAGCATCTATTTCTAATTCTAAATCTATTAATTGATCTTTAGCAACTTCTACAGCGCTAAATTCATAATACATTTTATTTTTTAAAGGGTGGTATAAACTTAATAGTTTCTGTAAACCTATATCTTTTGCAGGTACTATTAGTTTACCATCTTTAAACATTATATGACCTAATGTTACTTCGCCTTGTTGTTCATCAACAAAAGGTGAACTCATATTAGTTGCATATCTTAATTCTCTTTGTTTTTGTAAACTAGAATCAAAATATAATAATGCATGTTTTGTAGTATGTTTTGAAGGTATAGTTAATGTTAAAGGTGTTTTATCACCAGTAAGTAAATAAACTCTATCCTTCACTTCCCATTGTGGCTTAGCCACTTGTTCTTTTTTTGACATAATATAATATAATTAAATAAGTTAAAGGTATATGGGCGCCGAAGCGCCCTTACCTATATAAATCACTACACTCCTTTGAATAATACAAAGTTGTTAGCAGCTTGAGTAACTAAACATCTTTCAGATAAGAAGTTTACTTGCATTGCATCAAGTGTTGAAGTGAAAGCGCCACCGGCAGAACCAGTAACCCAAGACTTCATTCTTCTATCATCAGCTTGAGAAGCTCTATATCTTACGTGTAAGAAAGGTCTTCTAATGTTAGTACCTAAGATTTGATCATAAACAGTAGATGTTCCAGCTGGTACTAATACACCTTCAATTGAATTGATACCTGCAATAGCACCTCTTGTAGAAGCGTCATTTAAGTATTTCCAATCAGTTTTGTAAAAGTCATAAGAACCTCTTCTGAATCCAGAGAAACCTAAGTTAAGTGCCATTTCTTCAGAGTTTTCAAATAAACCGAAAGCTACACCACCAGCGAATCCGCCAGAAATATTAGCTAACATATCATCAAAATCTAAAGCAGTTTGTCTTTGTAAGAAAAGCATGTTTTCTTCGATAGCACCTTGAGTATCTAGGTTTTTAAGAATTGCATCAAAATCATCAAGACCAGCTGCAGCAGTAAATCCTACTTGCACATTACCTCTTGCTTCAATAGCAGCGAAAAGACCTTGTGAGCCTGGTAATACAGACTTATCGTAGTCACCACCTGCACCAGATGCATTTAATTCACCTTCTACCATTGACATTTCTAGGTAATCTTCAAATCTTAATCTTGTTTCAGATTCAGCTTTTAAATACCATAAATATCCAGAAGCACCATCTTCACTAGCAACTTCAACCCAACCGATTTGTGCCATATCAGAACCATTAACTTCGTATGAACTTCTAATAATAACTGGTGAGTTAGCATATTGCGTGAAAGAAGGATCTACAGATATTCTCTTAGCATCAGCACCTGTTCCGTCAGTATTTCTTCCTTTACTGTATGCAGAACCATAAACAAATACTTTAATCTGTCCGGATACAAATCCTTTAGAAGTAAGTGTTGCAGCTGCATTATCAAAGAACTGAATAGTAATACTACCAGCAGCTCTTGCAGTTACGATGGCTTTACCTTCTACACCAGAAACTGTATCCATAACAACAACAGTGTCGTTAATAGAGATAACATTTTCTACTAAAGTGTTTCCAGAACCACCAACAGGAATATCTAGTTGACTTGGAGTACCACCTGCATATGTACACAGGTCGTATGAAATATGTAATCTATTTTGTTCAGACCAGATTACTTGATCTGAGGTCATTGGCATTTCTGCACCGACCATTCTTAAAAATCCAGATAACGTTCTGTTTCCATAACGCTCTACTTCTTGTTCGTAGACCTCTGGTAAATATTGCTGGGCAAAATCATTAGCTCCTTCATTAAACTTTAAGTAATTGCTATTCAATACTTCTTGTTTTTGTGAAGGTATGATCGACCCAAATTGTGGAGATAAACTCATAATTTGTAATTTTTAATTAGTTAAATTTTCTTGTCTTAATTCTCAATTTTGTAGAATCAGCACCACTAATCGCTTTTACTTTCAATCCACCTATGTAAACATCTCCTTTATTTGCTTCCCTTGCTTTTACATCAGAAAGGTTTTTGGATTTGCTTACTACTTCTTTAACAGCATCGGCTTTACCTTGTTCATAAAAATGACTAGCAATTTTATCTACATTTTCAGCAGCATACATAGCTTTATGATAACCAGCTGGGTCTACCACATTACCATCTGCATCTAGGAACTTCCCTATCAGATTGTTAATATTTGACTGGTTTTCAGCAATTTTTTCACGATTCTGTACGTTATACTTATATCTTTTATCTCCAACTTTAATATCAAAACCTTTGAAATCTTCATTGAATAATTCGTTAGTTTTACGTTTAAACGTTTCGTGTAATTCTTCAGCTTTTTGCTGCTCTTGGTTATAGCGGTTGAAAAAATCCATAGCTTTTTGTTGTTCTTGAGTAACACCCGGTCTCAACTTGATCTCGTCGTAATATTCTTGTTTCAAGTCTTCCAAATAGTTTCTAGCTTTTGCAACCTCTTCTTTAAACGCAAGTTTTTTCTTGCGTATCTCTTTTTCCTCATGTATGTCTTCGTCCCATGTAAAATCTTCTAAAATAAGATCTACATCATCTGAATCTAAATGAGGTTTATTTTTTTTATAATATTCTTTTAACAATGCAGTTTCATTAATGTTACTGTAGTCAGCATTTAATCTAACGTAATCTTCTACAGTACCACCAGTATCTTCCATGAAATTAACTAGCTTTTCTACATTTTCAGGTAATTGTTTACCTAATACTTGTTCATCTCTTTTAGCTTCTTTAACTTCAGCTTTAACTTGCTTAATTTCTTCTTCAGTTACTTCTTTGATCGGAGAAAACCCTTCAGCAGTCTCGTTGGACTCTTGTACAGGTTCTCCCACCTTTGTGCTATCTCCGGATGGTTTTTCCACAGATACCTCCTTTGTTTCTCCGATTTGAATGGCATCTTGATCTTCTTTTTTAACTTCTTCTTGTTTTATTTCTACCTTTTTAACATTTGGCTCTACTTCTACTAAAGGTTCTTTTAAATTAACCTTTGTAACTTCTTGCTCTTTATTGCCAAGTTGTTTTGGTTTTTTAGGTTTACTTTTTATTTTAAAGTCACCTTCCTGTTTAACAGGTTCATTTGTTTTTGTTTCTTCTGACATAATATAATATAATTAAATAATTAACACTACATAAAAGGAGTCATATCCATTTCAGGTTCAGCTTCAAAATCTATAGCAGGACTATCTGTTTGTCTTTGCTGTATCATTTTACTTTGCTGAGTACCTTCCATTTTTATCCTCTTATCTTTACGATTTTCTATTTCTTGTTCTTTTTCTTGTTGTTTTTGAACTTCTACTTGTTTAAGTTCCATTTCATGTTTATGTTGCTGCATCATTTTTTGTTGATCTAATTGTGCTTGCAACTGCATACGATCTTTTTCAAACTCGCTTTTTGCTTTTTCATATTCAACATTAGCACCAGATATAGCTTGTTGTTTTTGAACTTCTGACATAGCTATTTTTTCTGCAGAAGCTGCTTGAGCTTGACTTTGCGCAGCTATATTAGCTTGTTGAGCTTCTTGATCTTGTTTAGCTTTTTGCTTACGTTTAACTTTAAGCATTTGATTTGCTAGCTTAAGATTTCTTATTTGTCTTAAATCAATAGCATCTTCAACGTCTATATTTTTAGCTTGTAATGCTATTTGTATATTAGCTTCTAGTTGTTGTTTTTCTTCTTCATCTGGTTCTAGTTCTAAGAAAATACCAAAGTCATGTAGATTTAAATTAACAACTTGTTTTAAAGTTTTAACATTATAAGTAGATATAGAGTTTTGTAACGATGATTTTGTTAGCGGAAACTCTAAAGCATCAGCTATTTTTAAGCTAATATTTTCTGCTAATTTAAGAGTTAAAAATAAACTAGACTGTACAATATGTCTAGTAGCAACATTAGATGCGTTAGCGGCTAGTTTCTGTAATCCTACGAGCGTATTACGATCTGGTAAACTACCATCTCTAGCTTCATTCAACCCGGTTACGTCTCTAATCATCTGTAAATAATATTGATACGTACTTATTAAGCTTTGTATTTTTCCTTGACCACTGCTTGATTGTAACTCTTGTATTGGAACTTTACCAGGATTCATATCGCCTTCTTGGGTTAATGATCTACCTACAATACTACCAGTTTGAA